GGTGCGATCTCTATAGACGTAATAGGTTGAAAGTAGGCTCTGTGTGACTGCCCCTGCCAAGAAAAAAACTACAGAAATCGAGATTCCGTACACACCAAGACCCTTACAATTAGAATTGCACAAAATGTTAGATCGGCATCGATTTAACGTATTCGCGATTCACAGGCGTTTCGGAAAATCGGTTTGCGTAATTAACCATTTGCTCCGAGCGGCAATATTAACGGACAAGCCAAAATGGCGGGGTGCATATATTAGCCCTTCCTATAAGCAATCTAAAAACATTGCCTGGGACTACCTAAAAACTTTCGCTGCAAAAATACCAAATACGAAATACCACGAAACCGAATTGAGATGCGATTTACCAAACGGCTCCAGAATAACGCTCCTCGGAGCAGAAAACCCCTCGAGCCTACGAGGAATTTATTTAGATTTTTGCGCGATTGACGAAGTAGCTCAGACCCCAGCGAGTTTATTCCCCGAGGTGATTCGCCCAGCTTTATCTGATCGAAAAGGGAGCTGCGTTTTTATCGGAACGCCATATGGCACGATGAATTATTTTTATGATTTGTGGGAAGCGGCGGCTACGACTGACGGTTGGAATCGGCATATGTATAAGGCTGATACCACAGGCATATTGGATGAGGAAGAATTGATTGCTGCACGGGGCAGCATGACAGAGGAGCAGTACAACCAAGAATTTTTGTGCAGTTGGTCGAGTGCGATCAGCGGCAGCATTTATGGCAAGGAAATTGGCAAGCTTGAAGATGATGGCCGCCTTACGGAAGTGCCGCACAATCCTCACGATTTAGTTAATACGTATTGGGATATTGGGGTGCATGATTATTGCAGCATCATCATGGCTCAAATAGGCCGTGGTGGAGAGATCCGAGTGATTGATCACATAGAGGATCGAGGGCATGGGTTGCCTCACTACAGGCGCTTGTTGGAAGAGACAGGATATAATTTCGGGCGGCATTATGGGCCACATGATTTAGCTGTAACAGAATTTTCCAGTGGAATATCGAGGATTGAAGCTGCACAGAATTTAGGGATTAATTTTCGAGTATTGCCTCGAATCCCGATTGAGGATGGCATCCATGCAACGCGAATGATGTTGCCGAGATGTGTTTTTGATCGAGTGAAGTGCCGTAGCTTGCTGGATAATTTGAAACATTATCATCGATCTTATGATGAAAAAACAAAGGTATTTAGGTCGAAGCCTGTCCACGATTTCAGCTCGCACTCGGCAGATGCAGCTCGATACATGTCGCAAGCAGTATCGGAAGCTCGAGAAGATATGGTAGCTCCGCAAATGTATGCGGATAATCAATACAACCCTTTTGAGGCGAACTTATGAGTTTTTTATTTCCAAAGATGCCAGCTGCGCCATCGATGCCCCCGATACCGCCAGTGCCGCCTCCAGCGCCTGTTAAAGCGACAGGAACGGCTGTTGAGGATAATTTAAGAACAGATATCAAGCGTAGAAAAGGTAGTAGATCGACGATAGCTACCAGCGCACAGGGTTTAACAACGGAGCCAGAGACATCACCCATGTCTTTGCTCGGTGGAGCGGGAGTTTAAAATGGGATCAATTGTATCGAAAGTTTTAGGTGGTGGCGGCGCTAAAGCGGCAGCCCCGGCTCCGGCCCCGGCCCCAGTTGTCCAGCCAAAGCCTGTCGTTACGCCGAGCCCTGTTGTTAATGTTGGAGATAAAGGCGGCAATGAGAAGGCTGCTAAGAAGAAAATCAGGCGTGGCATGTCACGGCAAAGGGTTCCATCAACAGTTATGGGGCAAGCCCCAACAGCTACGAAAACGCTTTTAGGTCAATAGCATGATAAAAGAGCCAGATCAGGCGGCTATAAGTTTATTAAAGCAGCTCGGGCAGCTTGAAAATCAGCGCAAGACTTGGGAAAACCATTGGCAAGAAATTGCTGATTACATTGTTCCGAGAAAAGCTGACATTACTTTGTCGCGTACAGCTGGTGACAAGCGTATGGAGAAGATTTTCGATGCGACAGCTATCCATGCAGCTGAACTATTGTCGGCTAGTTTGCATGGCATGTTAACCAATCCCAGCTCGAAGTGGTTTGATCTGCAATACCAGGACGATGCATTAAACATTGATGATGAGGCGAAAGAATATTTAGAATCGCAAGTCGATGTTATGTACAAAGCATACCAGCGCTCGAACTTTTCTGAGCAGATCCATGAGCTGTACCATGATCTCGTAACTTTTGGTACAGGGGTTATGATGATTGAGGATGTTGATGGGGCGATACGTTTTAGTACACGCCATATTTCGGAATGTTACTTGTCTGAAGATGAGTATGGTAGGATCGATACAGTTTTTCGCAAGTTTAAAATGCCTCTTAGAGCGATGGTTAAGAAATTTGGTGAGGATAAATTAAGCGACAAGCGTCTAAATGAATTAGAGAAAGATCCATACAAGGAAGTCGAGATTGTTCATGCGGTGATGCCTCGAGATGCATCGATGATAGATTATGGCAAGAAAGATGGCATAAACAAGCCGTGGAAATCTTGTTACGTAGACCCCGAAAGCATGATGATCTTGCGAGAATCTGGGTTCGATGAATTCCCATACGTATGTCCGAGATTTTTTAAGGCCTCGCATGAACTTTCTTATGGAAGATCTGTTGCGATGGTCGCGTTGCCTGATGTGAAAATGTTAAATGCCATGTCAGAGACAACGATCAAGGCTGCACAAAAGCAAGTTGATCCACCTTTGATGGTTCCTGATGACGGCTTCATGTTGCCTGTGAGGACTAAGCCATCTGGATTGAACTTTTATCGAGCTGGTACACGGGATCGGATCGAGCCATTAAATATTGGCGCACAAAACCCATTAGGACTGAACATCGAGGAGCAACGGCGTAACGCAATTCGCAGTGCTTTCTATGTAGATCAGTTATTGATGGGTGAAGGCCCACAAAAGACTGCGACAGAAGTTATACAGCTAACAGAACAGAAGATGCGTATTTTAGGGCCAGTGCTTGGTAGATTGACCGCCGAGCTTTTGAACCCAATGACGGATCGAGTTTACAATATCTTATCGAGAAACAAGAGATTTGGTGAGCCGCCCATGCAATTAGAGGGTGGTGATGTCGATGTTGAATATGTATCGCCATTAGCAAAGGCACAACGGCAGTCTGATATCCAATCAATCATGCAAATGTTTGAGCTGTTATCTCCATTGGCTGCAATCAATGCAGGGATTTTCGATCACTTTGATTTTGATGGTTTAATCCGTCACATACTTAAAACTTTGGCAATCACTGCAACCATAACCAAAGGCGAAGGCCAAGTGGCAGAGGATCGAGAAAATGCTCAAATGCAACAGCAAGAAGCTCAAGAAATGGCTCAAGTTCAGCAAATGTCAGAAAGCATGGGCGCAGCTGCGCCAATGGCTAAGGTCTTGCAGGGCGGCTTAGGTGGCTGATCAAGAAAGTGATTTTCTAGAGCAGCGCCAACAGCTCATCGATGCTGCTAAAGAAGTTTTAGGCGGTGAAGCTGGCGAGATTGTTCTTGAGCAATTGAAACGGAATTACGGGTTTTATTCCCCTAACTTTGCTGTTGATCCATATGAGACAGCTTATCGAGAAGGGCAACGCAGTGTTGTCCTTTATTTAATGAAAATAATTTCAGATGAACCCATCAAACAAATAGAAGGAGACTAGATTTATGGCAGAAGAACAGGTAGCGGAGGTCGCGCAAGCGGAAGCCCCGTCTGTAGAAACGTCAAACGATTGGAGAACAATGTTACCAGATGATCTTAGAGATCATTCTGCATTATCCTCGATCAACGATGTGCCTAATCTTGCAAAAAGTTTTGTTAACGCTCAATCGATGATTGGCAAAGATAAGATTGCAATTCCATCACAACACTCGAGCCCAGAGGATTGGGATCAAGTTTATGAAAAACTAGGTCGTCCGGTTGCGCCTGAAAATTACGAGATGGAAGTCCCAGAAGATTCAAATGAAGAGTTTGTTGGCTGGTATAAAAACACGGCTCACAAGCTAGGATTAAACCAAAGCCAAGCGCAAATACTTGCTAGCGAGTATCAGGAGTTTATGGGCTCGCAAGCTGAAGCCAATACACCTGACTACGAGGCGTTACAAAATGAATCAATGGCTTCATTAAAAAAAGACTACGGACAAAAATACGATGAGAATTTGTCGCTAGGTAATTCTATTCTGACCGAATTTGCAGAAGAGGGAATGACAGAATTATCGATGGCAGATGGAAGTAAGCTTGGTGACAGTGCTACGTTTATTAGATCGATGGTGTCCATTGGAGAATTTATTCGCGAAAGAATATCGGAAGATGCTTTTGAAGGTATGTCAAAAGGTCAAGGCGGCTTATCGCCAGACGATGTCTCAGACCAGTTGCTTGAAGTAGAGAGGCAAGGGTCACCATTGTTCGACTCGATGCACCCTCAACATCGTGAATATGTAGAAAAAAGAAAACGTCTTTATGATCTAAAGTTTCCAGAAGACGCATAAATCAGGGTAGCTGAAAAGTCCTGTTGCTTGCTTGAAAGAAAAGCCGCTCATCGT